ATTGTCGATGATATAATTAATTTCTTCCGTCATATGGCGTGTGATCGATCGGCCGCATAAAGTAGTGCTTTGACCAATTCGTTTGTCAAAGAATCTACAGCCGGGATTAAGAATCGCACCATAGAGGCTATTCAAGTTAATTTTCTTAACTAGTTGTCGCTTGTCCCAGTATTCTTCTTGTTCACGATTTTCAGCTTCTTTAAGTTTGGCCTGCATTTGTTTTCTTTCAGCATACCAACGCCGGAGTAGTCCAGGAACCACACCTTCTCTTTCGCCAGTAAAGATAGTTCCATTGGCACTAAGCATCCATGTTTTTTTGCTGTGAAAGATTATATTGTAGACCTCTGCAGCAGAATGTTCTGTTTCTTCGCCATTTTGCCAGTCAATGATTAAAGTTTGATCTGTTCTACGATCCATTACAGACGAATACTCTAGACAGGCAAACAGACCTTCCCAAGATTCAGCAAAGCTCATACCTCTGGCCATTCTGTCACGGATATAACTTTCTGTCATAGTCTGACGAATTTGTCCCACAATAGTTTCCGGGCCCATATTCAACGCACGAATAGTGGATGGATATAGACTGTTGATATCCACACTGCCTACATACTCATGTATGCCTTTTTTTGGATAGGCAACATAAGCACCGGCAGCTTGTAGATCTTCTGTGTCGCTGTTGTCCTTTCTATTAGGCACAACCAAACCACGGTCATGTGCTTCATTAATAATGGCCTGTTCCGTAACTGCAACCGCACCCATTGTGGTCGGCAACAATACAGTATTTTCATGTGCTAGTGTATTGGCCAAATCAAGAAATTTAAGTTTCTTATCTAGTCTGGCAATCAATGCCACATCTTCCCTGTTATAAAGAATAAATTTGCCGAATTCTTTGTTGTAGAGTTGATCGAGTGTGCCTTCATAAGCGACCTTACTACCTACTCCCTCGTAGTCACCGATGGCATCTAAACTATAACTGTGTCTTTCCTCATAGGTGTATTTTCTGTAGAGTTGCATATAGTCCATATGCACACGACCAATTAAATCAAATGTGATATTTTCTGCACCGAATCGTTCGAAAGTTCTTTGTTTGGGCATTTGATCCCATAGGCAAAACCTTCTTGTATCATCTCTGCTCAGTACTCTAGTAGTACGCATCACCAAATAAGGAATATCAAATCCTTCAGAATTCCAACCACTTAGCACATCGGCGTCGTCTATGAGTTTGAGAAAAGTATCAATTAGTTCATGTTCACTTTCGCAGACAAAACAGTTATCAAATTCTGCTGCTACCTTTGATGCCTGGTCAAATGACACAGTCTGTGGGGGTATCACTAAGGTAACCAGTTTATCTAACCAGTCGAGATAAAGAGAAATAGCAGTAATTGGATTAAAAGGATCTTCAGGCCGACTGTAGCCTTTCACAGGGTCAAAGTCAACTTCGATATCGAAGAATGCTGTATGCAGTCGTGGCGGCTCTGTGTTTTTGTAATTTTCTTCTAAGCAGCGGAAAGTGGGATTGATATCCGATTCGTAGATGGTCTTACCGTGATGCAGTCTAAGTTCTTTTCTAAACTCTTTGTTATGTCGACTTTGAAACTTACTGATCGGAGTATCATAGATGGACCTATATTTGCCTCTAGGGTCGTCATAATAGAAAATATAATTTGCAGGATATTCTTGATAGAGACGATGGCCGTCTCTTCTCTCCACAACATGTATACGATCTTTTTCGCGATCGTAAAGGCAATCGACGTAACTAATAATAATTCTCCTATGGAACTATAATTATAGTGTACGGCCAACGGTTTCTAAAATATTTTCCAGCAATTCGTGATCTTGTTTTTCTCGACCAAATTCGGCCTTGTGAGCTAGTCGAATTGCCTTTTTAAGAATATTAGGTTTGATTTCTAATTCTTCTGCAATAGCTTTAATAGTATCACTGAGACCGGCATTAAGTGTTTCAACTTCTTGCATGACCTGCATACCTTCGTTGATAAGGCGGCCTAGTTTGGCCTTTTGTTCGGCGGTAAACATTTTATCTGACATAGTTTGTCCTTGAAAAACTGTATTATATGTTATTGCCCAACAAAACGCAAGCCTCTGACTGATTATTTTTCGTCAATGTAGTCCTGATTTAGGTTTCTTTGTTTTCTAGCACGGTAAATGTTCAAGGCAGTTTCGGCTTGATCTATAGTAGGGAACCTTAGATCTGTGGTATGTCCTTTATAGCCGATTTTGAATCCTTCATGTTCATTACCATGAATTTCCAGGATATTTCCATCTTCCATTGCGACAGTTTTGACCGGTAAACTGCCCGAAGCAGTCATTTCTCTAGCAGGGGTTGGATCTGGTGCTGGATCAGATTCTGTGGGATCTTCTTGAACATCTTGCCCTGACTCAGCTGTTTTTTCTAATTCCTCTTGAGTTTTTTGAATTAAATCTCTATGTTCTGTATTGTTCTGTGAAAGCATATCTAAGTATTGACGAAGATTTGCACGAGTTTTGGTGATCATATCTTCTTCGACATTACGCATAGTCTCTTCCAATGGGGTTTGAGCAACATCGGGTTCTACCGCATCTCCGACAAAATAGCCCGTGGTTGGATGTTCGGGATCGGTGGGATTTTTCAATACAGAAATCTTTTTAGGTCTAAACAAGGCCGGAAGTTGATGACTTTTATTCTGCTGGGGAGTAAGTCCATGCCGAGTAGAAACCGGACTTAGTCGGCCTTCTATGACATCTAGATTCTGTAATATGCGGGCTATGTCCATGATTTACTCTCTTTCGGTTTTGAGGAAGCTCTGTAACATCCAACGATGTTTGGCCATGGCATCCAGTCTTTCTGCAATAAAGTTTGCTATACCCTGTTGATTTTCCGATTCGGCACTTTCAAAACATCTATTCAGCAAATCTATTACAGTTTGCGTATCGTTTAGTAATTCTTCTATCATTAGTCTTGCACGGGGAATTTTCTGTTGACCCGGAACTTGACTGAGTTCTAAAAATCTCTCAAAACTGCCTGGAGTATATTCTCCTAAAGTTCTTATATGTTCGGCGTTGGTATCAATAGAACCATAAACTTCATTGTAGATTTTTCCGAAAAAATCATGCAATTGGCCAAAGTCTGAACCTTCAACATTCCAATGAAACAATTGTGCTTTGATTGTATAAGCATATTGTGTTGCTAATAAAACTTTGAGATCATCTGCTAACACTTTTATCCCCTTTTTGACCAAAAACATTAAGATTTGGTGTATTAGCATATTTACCTGTTTTGGATATTTCCTGAGTTCTTCTAATGGGTTCTTTAGTTATTGGCCCCGAAACAACCGCAATATTGCCCGAAGAGGTCACTGCGGCATCACTTTCTTTGAGATTTTTTTGCATATGGTATCCTTAATGTGTTTTTGGCTAAGTAAGCTGGCCCGTCTGCATGAGTAATTCTGATATTTTTCATTTTTATAACAGCAGAAGATTCTGGTATAACTTGATATTTAATTACATATTCACCTGGGCTGGCCCTAATAGGAATATCTTCTTCTAAGTAACAGTCTGACCAGATCCAAGTTCTTTCTGTAAATAGCTCATCGTTGACATACAGTCTGTAAATTGGTTTTGGTTGCAATTTTTTGCAATGTACATCAACAGTAATGATTAAATTAACAAACTCCATTTTAGTCCTCTCATGTTGATGTCGGTTGATTTTGTTTTGCCTGTTCGGCAGCAGCATTGGCAGCTTCCTTTTCAGCCTGTTGCTTGTATCTGTTGTCAGTGATTTTGCCGTTCCATGGTTCATGACCTGTAGGGTACTTGGGTGTTTGGCTCGGCCCAAAATGCTGTATATCTGCAATAATTCTTTGAGTCTCGGGCTGCAACTGAGTATTGGGTTCTTTAAAAAGAAGTCGGCCGGTTTCCATGTCATATATAGAAATAATCCTGGTTGTGCCGCTAAATCCAATGTCTCGCTCAATTCTGACATTGGCTTCGTCGGGTTTAGGAAGAGTCGACTGACCAGGATATTCTGGTGCTTTAGGAATCGATCGAGGTCTTGTTGATTTTGAAACTTTTTCTAGTGCTGCTTTGAGTTCAGGCTCTTTAACTAACATTCTTTTACGAAGTTCTTTGTTATAATAATCTGTTGCGGTCAAGGGATCAAGTTCCGGTTTTTCCTTGAGAATTTTTTGTAAAACTCTTACATATTCCATAGTGTTATTGTAGATATTTTTATCAAATCTACCCGATGGCATCTTTTGAAATATCTGTTGGGTGTACCAGGAATCTGGACGATCATTGCGTCCTTGTCTGCGATCTTTTATCCATTCTAATGTGGTATCCATCATCACTGCAGCAGGCAAATCTTCATCAGCATACCCATAATTGGCTGTGACAAAAACATCAATGATTATTGGTCTACCACCGTGTTTACTGGCTGCAGCCCGAGCAGCTTTTTTGGCAGTGCTAAATTTGTCTGTAAAATAAACACCACCAAGACTGGGTAATTCAGCATTGCTGCCTTCTGCTCCGCCAGTCCAACTACGGAATCCCGAGTCAAACTTTAGGCCTTGTTTTAGTATCCCTCTGAGAAAGGCATCCGATGTACCGTGCATCATGTGACGATATTGCTTTTTCCACTCTGCTAAAAAATCTTGCGCTCTCATTTATGGCTCCCGAAAATCGCCAGCATCGGCAATTTTTTGCAATGTACATTAACAGTAATGATTAAATTAACAAAATCCATATCGATATTCACATAACAAAAATTTTGCCGACACTATTTGATAATACATCATTAAACAGTATTTCTAGATCATGGGCCAGTATTTCTGTTGTGTATTTAGATTCTTCTTCACTACCGGGTTTCATATTCAAACTTTTTGTACTTCTCCCCCATGCCTTACGACCATAATCTTTTTTCTTTGGTAAAGGATTGAGTTTAACTGATCCTGTGATAAGGTACTGTGCAAATAATTCATATAAAAATTCGTATGGGCGTTTAATTTGACCTGTTCTACTACTTCGTTGCGTACCTATTGCATTAAAAAGTGCAGAATATTCTTTTTGTAAGTTCCAGTTTATTTTTGTACTGAATATATTATTTTTTTCTATGCCATAGAAATCTTTTAATAATTTATTAATACCCTTAAAGAAGTGTTGTTCAGCAGCGAGCCAAGCATTGGTATCATTGTTTGTATTGTATCTTGTGCCTGCTTGTATGGCATGACCAAATCTATGTGCCATAATCCAAGGGGTCATCATTACCTTATCTGCACCGTAGTTACCAATGAACAATATGGTAATTGTGTCTTCGCTATTTTTTAATATTTGCTCTGCGTCTTTACCTAGAATTTTTCTTATATCTTCTGCGGATCGAGCACCGGTTTCTCGCTGACTTCTCAGCCCTGCTTTATTAATAAAGAAAAGTCTGACATCGTAAGGTATACGGGCAAAGACTTTTTCTACTTTCTTCATTGTAACAGGATGTTGAATCAGCCTTTTATCAACAGGTTTAAATTGTCCCTGGGGTTTATCAAAATCCACAGGAACATAGTCTGTTAGTGGTGCTTCCGATAAAAATTCGGTAGCTTTCATTATCCTCTCCACCTGGCATAAAGCCCATTGTCTGTGCCACCTTCTTCGGGATGACGAGCACTGTATATTGACAATCTTTTATTTAATGATTCTAATTCATTACGATTCACATTGCCAGTCACAGGAAATCCTACATAAGTTAAAATATTGTCGCCGCCTAGCTCCTGACCACCGACTCTTCTCAGTGACGTGATTATGGGTTTATCGTCCCAGTCATAAATTTCGTCAGGTCTATCACGATTTTGCCATGACCTAGTCCCTACTGTTGTATACCCTCGAACTTCGACTCCAGGTATTCTTGCCAATCTCTCCCACATCTTTCTGGCACTGGCAGTCTGTGTGTCATCTGCCAATATGGTCATACCCAATAATTTCATAGCAATGATATAGAGTGTTTGTCCTAGTCCCAGTCCACGATATTCTCTGTCTCGTCCGACATTGGCAACTCTGTAGGCATTAGGCAAGGGAAAATTGGATTTTGCTAATGCCAAATATCCCACTAATCTGACACCACCTGTGGGTGGCTTCAAGTCATATAGTTCAATTTTGTAGTCGCCACCTGTGAAAAAGGTCACACCCTTGCCTTCGGTGTACCCGAATCGATCATTGTCGGGCAACATTTTTATACGATTCCGAGTCTTTGAGTCTATGTCTACATTGGCATAGTCAAGGTCATTGGGGTCATCTGGTCGTCGTTGTATCTCATTGATTGTTGATGTGAATTCCTGTGCTCTCATATTAAAATCCCCGAGTTTTGATGTTGACTTCGCCTATGAGTCTAAGATGATCTCGATTAAACCAAGCAGTAGATTCTACATCCCACATATTCATTAGAATATTATTTTGACCACTGCCCCAAGTACCACTTAATCTAGCAGGGTATCTAATGCCATCTACCAACTGACCTAATTTTGCCCAGGGGTAATCATCTATGATACTATATCCCTGCAATTCGTGACCCAAGATACGGGCTATTTTTCTTGCTGCCGCATCACTGCCGATATTCAGCACTCGGGCACCACTTTCTACCTGATATAGCTGCCCTTTGGGTGCTAACCATTG